CTATGTAGAGAAGACTGGAAATGTATCCAGAAACTTCGAGAGAATGACTGCTCTCGCTGAAAAGAACTTTCGGGTTCCCAAGATATATGAGTACTCCGCAGAAGAAGAAATTCTGAAGATGGAGTACATTTCTGGTCTTGACATGAGAACCTACTTGAGGTATAATCCACCCAATAAGTTGATTGATTTTATCAATCTTGTTCTAGAGAACCTTGAGTATTCTACCAGATTTCTCGATGTTCGGGGATTGGTTCAGGAGCCATTGAAGTTCCTAGACACAGATAACCCATTCGTCTTCAGTAAAGATGAACTAATTGCAAGTCTGCCTATCTCCATGAGAGAGACGGAGTATATTGGTGATCTGACCCTTGACAACATTCTCTGGGATGATAGTTCAGGTTTTGTGATCATCGATCCAGTAACAGTTCCATATCAGAGCTTCATTTTCGATCTGGCAAAGTTAAGGCAGGATACGAAGTGTGGATGGTTCCTCAGAAATCATACTCAGGATAACAATCTTCTACTTGCAATGAGACGTATGGACGAGATGATACTATCTCAGTTTCCTCAAGTAACTGATGAACTTCTGATCCTGATGTTACTGAGGGTCTTTAAGCACTGTGAGAAAAACTCTCCAGACTATCAATTCATAATACAGAAAGCAAATTCACTATGGAAATAATCGTTCCGGCAGCAGGAAAGTCAACTCGTTATTCGAGTGGAAAGCCGAAGTATCTCTTGTATGATTACAAGGGAAGACTTGCCTTGGACAATGTTGTTCGGCCTTATTACGAAGCTGGATACCTTGTTACTGTTGTCATTCTGAAAGAGCATGATCAGTTGTTCAGAGCATCTGAGCATATCAGGAAAGCTACATCTGATAAGGTTCGTATCGTCGTTCTTGATGAACCTACATCTGGACCGGCAGAGACTGTATATCTGGGCCTTAGTCATGTAAAGGGTCCATTTATGGTCAAGGACTGTGATAACTTCTTCCTTCATCCTCGCCTTCCTACAGATGCAAACCTAGTCTATGTCTCTACGCTAGAGAATGTGAACAACCCAACCTCCAAGAGTTTCGTTCTCAGCAATGAGAAAAACCTTATCACTTCTATCGTTGAAAAGAAAGTGGTATCTGATCTATTTGCATGTGGTGGATACGTCTTCTCGAATGTGCAGGAATATGAGACGGCATTTGAAGAGGTAAGCAAGATCGCTTCAAATGAGGTTTTCGTTTCCCATGTCATCAATTATATGATACACTTCATGGGTAAGGTTTTCACGGCAGAACCTGTCACTAATCTTGTAGACCTAGGAACTCAGAAAGAGTGGGATGAGTGGAATTATAGACCAACGATCTTCTGTGATATCGACGGAACTCTGGTTTGGTCTAAGGACCGACTGTCTTACGATACACCATGGGAAGCTCTTGAAAACAATCTTGCCATTCTTCTGAATAGACTTGCTGCTGGATGGCAGATCGTATTTACGACTGCTCGACCAGAAAGTGCTCGTCAGGTTACTAGGCAGATGCTAGATGACTTGGGGTTCAAGGACTGTCAGTTGATTATGGGTCTGCATAATTCAAAGCGCATCCTGATCAATGATTATAATACGACAACCAATAAGTATCCGACCGCAATAGCGTACAACATCTTCCGCGATTCGGATCAATTGCCCCTAATGGGCAACATCTAACACAAACGAATTTCAACCCTCAATGAAAGGACTTGGTATGAAAATTCTTGATACTCAATTTAAGCAGAGAGCATACGATGGTAAGTGGGAGCGCATCGTGAAGGTTCCCGACTATGATAACTCTTATGCCTATACTACTGAAGGTGGTAATACGATCACCATTCTTCCAGAAAAGTGGATCACCGTTGGTGTCTATGATCTTCTGGGGGATTGGGTAGATTGACATACAATGTTCGGGTAATTTTTTTGGATGGTAGGGTCATTGATCTTGTCTCGATCAAGAAGCCCTACATCATCGAAAATCGAATTCACATTGATCATAATACGTTAGACTACTCTATCATATCTATGAACCAGATTAAAATGTACACAGTTAAACTAGAAAGTGCCAAATAATGAACGTCTTGAATATTAAGATTTTGAAGTTGCTGAACGGTGAAGAAGTCATCGGTGAAGTTGAGGTGATCAGCGATAATGTGACCATTAAGAACCCGCTTCGGGTCGTCGTCATGCCTTCCATGACCGAGCAAATCCCTAAGATTGGCTTTTCCCCTTGGGCACCTTTTTCGGTTGACACCAAGTTTGTCATTGACAAATCCAATGTCCTCACTATAATGAACCCCATTACCGAATTCCTGACCCAGTACAGGAATGCATTCTCATCAATCGTTACCCCAAATTCCCCTCAGAGTAATCTGATACTTCCAAAAAAGTAAGGACACCTTATGACAAAGACCTTCTACACTAATGTGCAAGTTTACGGCAACAACATCTTGTACAGAGGCGTAAAGAACGGTCAACGTGTTTCTAAGAAGGTTCCGTATAACCCTACCTTGTTCGTTAAGTCGAACGAGCCGTCAAAGTTCACGACAATCTTTGGTGAAAACTTGGCTGAAATCAAGCCGGGTTCAATCAAGGATTGTCGTGATTTTATTGAGCGGTACAAGGGTGTAAAGAACTTTCCGATATACGGACAGACCCGTTTTGAGTACAACTTTATTGCTGAACTGTTCCCCCAAGAGACTATCGATTGGGACATATCGCATATTACTATTGGTAACATCGATATTGAAGTTGGTTCGGATAATGGTTTTCCTGAGCCAGAAAAGGCTGATGAAGTAATCACTGCTATCACTGTTGTGATCAGGGACAAGTACTATGTCTTTGGGTGTGGAGACTTTGCTACCGAAGACCCATCAGTAGAGTACAGAAAGTGTAGAGATGAGATTGACCTGATCAATCAGTTTCTTGCTGTCTGGACGCTCTATGCTCCAGATATGATCACTGGATGGAACATTAAGGGCTTCGATATTCCATACTTGGTAAATCGTATTACCAAGCTTCTCGGAGCTAATACTGCTGCCAAGCTTTCCCCTTGGGGCATCGTCCGAGAAAAGACTGCCGATGGTAGATATGGAAAGCAGTATAAGACATATAGTCTGGTTGGCTGTGCTGTGATCGACTATCTTGAGTTGTACATCAAGTACGCTCCAGATGGTAAGTCGCAGGAGAGATATACTCTCGACCACATTGGTTACACCGAACTTAATGAACGAAAGTTGTCCTACGAAGAGCATGGTTCTCTCCATACTCTGTATAAGAAGGACTTCCAGAAGTACATTGAATATAACATTCAGGATACTCGTCTTGTAGGAAAACTAAATGAAAAGCTCCGACTGCTTGAACTTGTTCTAACTCTTGCGTATGATGGTAAATTTAACTACGAAGACTGCTTCATGCAGGTTCGAATGTGGGATGTTATTCTCTACAACGAACTGTTTAGAGATCACATCATCATTCCACCAGTATCTAATAACTCTAAGTCTTCCATGTATGCTGGTGCCTACGTCAAGGAACCTGTTCCGGGAATGTATGATTGGGTTTGTGGTTTCGACTTAACGTCACTCTATCCTTCCCTTATCATGCAGTACAATATCTCTCCAGAGACTTTGTTGCAGCCGGAAGATTATCCAGATGAACTTAGAGAATTCATTGCGACGAATACAATAAACGTTGAGAGTATTCTCAATGAAAAACTGGATTTGTCTATCCTGAAGAAGTATAACCTGACTATGACACCAAATGGACAGTTCTTCCGAACTGATATCGAAGGCTTTATGCCGAAGATCACCAGAAAGATGTTTGCGGATCGTCAGACGTACAAGGATCAGATGAAAAAGCATAAGAAGGCTCTGGAGAAACTTCATAAGGCTAAGAGTACTGATAAGCTTGAGGAAATTCGACTAGAAGCTCTCATTTCTAGGTTTGAAAATCTTCAGCTTGCCAAGAAGGTCTGTCTGAACAGTCTCTATGGAGCAACTGGTTCTCAGTTCTTCAGGTTCTTCGATCTGCGTATTGCTCTGGCTATTACAACTTCAGGTCAGTTGTCTATTCAGTGGGTTCAGAACAGAATGAATACGTTCATGAATTCTCTTATGGGAACGACTGCATTCGATTACGTCATTGCATGTGATACGGACTCGATGTACATGAACCTCGGTCCCTATGTGAAAAATCTATTCTCAAAGTTTACCAAGACGTATTCTACTAGAAGAATTGTCAAGTTCATGGACAGGCTTTCTCGGTATAAGCTACAGCCGTTTATCGATAAGGTCTATGGCAGTCTGGGCGAATATGTCAATGCATTTGAGAATAAGATGAACATGAAGCGGGAAGCTCTTGCTGATAAGGCAATCTGGACCGCTAAGAAGCGTTACATCATGAATGTCTATGACAATGAAGGTGTGGAATATGCAACACCAGAAATCAAGGTCATGGGTCTAGAAGTTCGGAAGTCGTCTACTCCGGGTGCAGTTCGTGAAAAGTTGTCGGATGCTATCTCTATTATCATCAATGGAGATAATGACAAGGTTATTGCGTTCATCGAAGACTTCAGGAAACAGTTCAGGCAACTTCCTGTCGAAGATATCGCGTTTCCTAGAAGCGTGAACAATATTTCCGAATACGCATCTGCAACCAACATCTACAACAAGGGAACTCCCATGCATGTCAGGGCATCTCTGTTGTATAATAACTTGGTGAAAGAACTTAGCCTCGATAAGGAACTTCCATCTATCCGAGAGGGTGAAAAGATCAAGTTCATTTATCTGAAAGAGCCAAATCCGATCAGAGAAAATGTGATTGCCTTTCCACTCGCTCTCTCGAAAAAGCTTGACTTGCATGACTACATAGACTACAATACACAGTTTGAGAAGTCATTTCTCGAACCACTGAAGGCCATTCTGGATGTTCTGGGATGGAGTACGAAAAAGATCAGAACGCTAAAGGAATTTAGAAAATGAATGCACTATTAGAAAAGATGAGGAAGTCAACCACAATTAAGAGGTCTGACGTTCTGAGTGATTCCGACATTCTCAGAGACAAGGACTGTATCCAAACCGAAGTACCATTTATGAATGTTGCTTTGGGTGGAGATTTTGATGGTGGTATTAGATCGGGCCTGACTGTTCTTGCTGGTCCGTCCAAGCACTTCAAGACACTGTTTGCCCTTGTGATGGCGTCTGCTTTCCAGAAGAAGTATAAGGATGGTATTGTTCTATTCTATGATTCGGAATTTGGAACGCCACCTACATATTTCAGCACTGTCGATATGGATATGCAACGAGTTTTTCATACTCCGATTACGGATATTGAAGAGCTTAAGACCGACATTATGAACCAACTGAAAGAGTTGAAGAAGAATGACAAGGTGTTCATTGTCATCGACTCTGTTGGTAATCTTGCATCCAAGAAGGAAATTGATGACGCTCTGGATGGAAAGACAGTAGCAGATATGACGCGGGCAAGAGCAATGAAGTCGCTC